TGGGGTCGCCGGGGATGGTGTAGGGCTCGTCCAGCAGGAGCGTGGCGTACACCCACCGGCCCTCGTAGACGGACCCGGCGGTGTCGAACAGCACCTTGGCTCCGGCCTTGCGCCACGCCTCGCTGTACGCCTCCAGGAGGTCGCCCATCTCGGTGTTGCTGATCAGCCGGAACGAGTCCTTGGGGGTGGCGAGCACCTTCCGGTTGTCGCTGCGGATGATGGCCTGGTGGCCGTTGACCGGGACGTGCCACAGGTCGGCGCTGTCGTTGCCCATCGCCTTGATATGGATGGAGCCCTCGGGGGCGCTCTCCCCGGCGGGGATGACCTCGGGGACGTAGAGGTCCTGGTACTCGGGCTCCCAGTCGAGGCCAGCGAGGATGCGGGCTGCCGCCCAGTTCTCGGGGTGCTCTTGCAGCAGCGTCTCTTTGCCGTGCCAGGAGACATCTCGGACGGCGAAGCCTGATTCGAAGTAGTCGGGCCTGTTGGGGCTCTCCTTGGGCTGTGTGTGACGCCCCCCGGTTGGGGGCCTACCCAGGCTAACACGGGTTAGCCTGGGGCGTCTACCGGGACGAGCCTGGTCAGAGGCCGGGCACCAGGGCGTGGAGCGCCTGCAAGGCGGGGGACGCCCCGATGGCCTGCACGGCGAGAAGCTCCGGGCTGAGGGTGCCGTCGAGCCGGACCACCGGCAGGAGGTCGGTCAGCCGGTTGACCTTGGAGCGGCGGCCCTTCACCCACGCCTCCGTCTGGGCTGAGCCCCGGCGGGTCGCCCGGGCCCTGGCGGTCAACTGGGGCGTGTCCAGCCACAGGATGGTGCAGCCCTCGTCGCACGCCTCCGTCAGTGCTGTGAGGAAGCCGAGCGTGGCGAGACGGTCGCCCTCGCCGATGATGACGGGGTAGGGGGCGGAGCGCACCCACGCCTCGGCGTCGGGCTGGACGGCCATGCTGAGGCGGTCGGTACCCGGGAACGTCTCGTGGTGGCGGCCCAGCTGAGCGCCGATCGGGCGGCCCCCCGACGGCTCGGGCAGGTACACGGTGTGGGCGAACGGCTGGGAGCTCTCGTAGCTCGGAATGCCTTGGGTCACCTCCCGGAACAGGGTGGACTTGCCGGCGCCAGGTTGGCCGATCAGGTAGCAGCCGAGCATGAAGCCTCCAGGTAGGAGCGGGTGGACTCGTCGCAGATGACGTCGGCGACGAGGTGGATGCGGTCGAGGTCAGGGTCGCCCTGGGTGACGGCGTGCGGCTTGCGGGCGTCGAGGTAGTACCAGACGCCCACGTCGAGGTGCCAGTTGTGGAGCTCCCCGGACAGCTCCCAGACGTGGAGGGCGACGAGCTCGCTGGTGATCAGGGGCAGGTGGAAGCGGGCGATCTGCCCGTCCCGGAGGCCGCTGGCCTTGTCGGTGATGTCGGTGTGGCGGGCGAGCTTCCCCTGCTTCATGCGCATCAGGCGGACCCGTTCCAGCCCGGCCCCGGGCAGCTGCGAGGCGATCTGCACGAGGGTGGGGCAGCGGTCGGCGAGGTCGGTCCAGACGCACGTCCGGCGGAGAGCCCCCGGGTGGGCGTCGTTCCACTTGCGGCCCATCTCGGCGGGCTTCACCCCCCAGGCCGGGTCCGGGTCGAAGCCCCGGAGGGACAGCGCCGACCAGGAGCCGTCTGAGTAGAACGGGTAGTCATCGGCCCACCCCGTCGCCCGGGCGAGCTCTCGGCGGCAGGCGTTGAGGAGGTCGCCCGAGTGCGTGGCGACCGGCACCACGGTCAGGCCGTCGAGGAGGGGCGTCGGGCGGGCGGTGCCCGGCCACCCCCAGCAGTGGATCATCTCGGAGGCGGCGCTGATCCTCGTGGCTGTGACCTCCCGGCCGAGGCGGCCCAGCCCGGCGGTCAGCTCCAGGTCGTCGGCGTAGGCGTAGATGGCGTGGTACTCGTCCAGGTCGGCTGGGATGGGGGAGCCCGTCTCCCGGCCGAGGTGCGTCACGATGGTGGCGCCCCGGGGAAGCGTGTACGGCTGGCCGAGCCAGTCGGTGCGGACGCTGTCCCGGGTCAGCCGCTTGGTCACGGCGACAGTGCGGCCGAGCGGGTTCTTCCAGATGCGGACGTTGCCGTCGTTCAACTCTCGAGCAAGGGGCGTGGCGAACGCCCCGGCGGCGTGGCGGCGGGCGTAGCCGTTGAGGAAGCGGGCCGTCTCCTCGGGCGTCATGCAGAGCTCCTGATCAGGCCGGAGTCCCGGTAGACGGGCAGCTTGGCCTTGTCGATGCCCGGGTCAATGCACTGCCACTCGGGCGGCACGACCTGCTCCCATGCGTGCTCCAGGGCGGCCCGGAGCGCCGACTCGGCCACGCCGTCGATCTCCTCCCGGAGGGCGGCCAGGTGGCGGCCCGGGTAGTAGCGGCCGTCCCGCATCACGTTGAAGTCGCAGATGATCGTCTCGAAGTCCTCCCACGAGAGGTCGATGCCCTGCGAGAGCAGCCACGCCCGGCACTCCAGGGCGGCCTCGTCCAGCCACGCCCGGTCCGGGTCGGGGTTGCCGTAGAGGCGCTGCAGGCTCCGTCTCGGGCCCTCGCTCTCCCACAGCTGGGCGTGGGGGGCGGTCAGCCGCATCCCAACCACCTTGGCGAGGAACTCGGCCCACTCGAAGGCGGCCTGGCGGCCCACGCCCCACACTCGGCGGAGGTGGCGGGTCATCGGCTCCCAGGCGGCCTCGGCGCCTCCGGTGTCGCAGCAGTCAGTCGTCACGTCGGGCTGGGGGATGCCCTGGCCGAGCCAGTAGGCCTGGGTGCCGTCTCCGCCCATCACGAGAGCTCCGTAGGAGGCGTGGCGGGTCAGCACGAGGCCGCCCCTGAGGTTGCGGCGCTCCTGGGTGCACTCGTACTGGGCGCTGTCGGGGAAGTCGGCGGCCGTCAGGAGCTCGTGCGGGCTCGGCCAGCGGGCGAACACTGAGCAGGCGGAGCCCAGGCTGTCGTACGTGTTGTAGAGCGCCACCAGCCACAGGGCGGCCTCCAGGCTCAGCGCCCCGTCCTCCATGTACAGGTGGCGGAGGAGGTCGGCCCACGGCTCCACGTCTCGGCTCTCCACCTCGATGCGGGCGAAGGTGGCGAGGTCATCGAGGGCGCCCATGTCGGGGTTCAGGGTCACAGCTCGTCACTCTCGTCGTCCTCAACCGTGGGCTTGGAAGCGGCATCTCGGCGGGCGATCGCAGCCGGGATGCGGTCCACGGTGGGCCTGGTGTCGGCCTCCCGGTTGGTGCGGGCGAGCTGTGCCCGGGCCATCTCCTCGGCTCCGGTGCCGCACGCCCGCATCTGCTCCACGCAGTAGTACACGGCGGAGATGCGGTAGCCGTCGGGCTCCACGATCTTGACCGGGGTGACGCCATGCACGAAGCGCCAGCCCGGGAAGCACACCACGTCTCCGTCTCGGCAGTGGAACGAGGCGCCGAGCTCGGGCACGTGGAGGTAGCCGCCCCGCACGCCCCTCCGCACCACGATCATCGCTGACCAGACGGGCTCCAGGTTGTTGCGGTCGAAGTGGTAGGGCAGGACGGAGGTGCTGTTCGCCACCCCGGAGGTCCACTGGCTGTCGCCCATGCGCCACTCCGGCGAGACGGCCTCGGCGGCGGCCCGGTCCCGGGCGGCGAGCTCTGGGGCGGCCTCGGCCAGCATGGCGGACAGGAGCTCTGCCTGGGCCACGATGCCGTGGTGGGCCTCGGGCGCCAGCCGGGAGCCCTGGCAGGCCCGGCAGCCGTCACGCTGCAGGAGCGTGTTGCGGGCCAGGTAGCCGAACGTCCGGGCGTTGTTCTTGATGCCAGCCGAACGGTACGTGGTCGTGTCGAACGGCCAGCCGAGAAGCGCCTTGCGGACCCAGGCCAGCGGGCCCGGCGGCATCCTGAGAACGACTGCCACGAGCTCGTCTCCGGCTCGCACGAGGCACGGCGCCTTGATCATCGCCCCGGGGGGCTCCAGGGCGGCGCCCTTGCCGAGGAGGTCGAGTGCGGCCTTGCGGGCCTCCGGGTCGAGCGGGGCAAGACGGACCGTGACGGCGGGGGCGAGCTCGGTGTCGCTCATGCGGGCGTCTCGGGGTTCTGCATGCACCACGCCTCCAGCATCCGCTGGAACAGCTCGGCGTTGGACTGCACACCGAAGGCGCCCCGGGCCCGGGCGGCCATCTCGGCGACCAGGGCGTAATCGTCCAGCGGGTAGTCGAACACCATCGCCCGCACCTGCTTGTTGCGGTAGTTGTCGGTGCGTTCCCCGTACGACGGCTCGGGGTAGGCGCTCTTGCGACTGTCCCCGTACTCCAGCTCGGTCAGGGGTGCGCTCTCGGACAGGCCAGCCAAGATGTCATCGAGGTCGTCGGGGCTGTACCCGGTCCCGGCGAGGGCGAGCTCGGTGCCCTGCGAGAGCTCGTCCAGCATCGTGGCGAGGAGGTCCATCGAGGCGACGGCCGTCTTGGGGAGCTTCATCATGGCGAGCAGAAGCGCCTCGGCCTCGGCGTCTGAGCGGGACGCCCAGCCCAGGATGGTCGGCGCCAGCCACTCCGGCTCGGCGGCCACGTCGTTCTCGGCTCGCTCCTGCTCCACGATGCCCTCGGGGGGCTGCTCTCCGGCGTCTCGCATCTCGGCGAGCACCTCCAGGCGGCCGTGGCCTCCCACGAGGAACCCGGTCCGCTCGTCCACCACCACCGGCTCCACGAAGCCGTGCCGGCGGATGGAGGCGGCGATGGCGGGCAGGTCGTGGCCGTTGGGGTTCCGGGGGGCGCTCATGATCTGGCGGAGCGGCAGGTACTCCAGGCGGCGTTGACCGGGGACGGCGGGGCTCTTGGAGGCAGGCATGGGGCGAGCCTATGCGGGGGGCGGCGGGCTGTACCGGACGTACCGGAGGTCGCCCACCCGGCCAGCCTCACTCAGGCTGTACTTGCCGAGGTCGGCGTGGGCGCAGGCCGACCCACAGGGGCATAGGTGGAACCCGGCGTGCCCCTCCTTGCGCTTGCAGTCGTGGATGGCGAACGTCCGCCACTGGGCCGGGCAGGTCACGTCTGCACCCCCGGGGGGAGGATCAGTTGGGCCCCGTGGACGTGGGGGGCCGTCAGGCCGTCAGCGATGGGGTGGCCATAGGGGATGCCTCGGCAGCGGAGCACCAGGTAGAACATGACGGCGTGGGCTCGGTCGGCGTCGTCGGCGGCGTGCTCCAGGAGGTCGCTGATGCGGTCGGGGGTCACGTCGGGCGCCAGCAGGCCCTCCACGATGTCGGCGGCGTCGGTGAGGACCACGCCTGAGTACAGGCCTCCCACGTCGAGGCTCATTGGCTCACCTCTCCGTTGCGGAGCTGTGCGGCGGCGATCAGGTCGGAGAGCTCCCCGGCCGTCACGCCCTTCGGCACCTCCACGCCCAGGGCTCGGGCGTAGCCCTTCTGCTTCGCTGAGGCGGCCCGGGCCCGCCACGGGGCGTCGGCCAGGGTCAGCACGACGGAGCGCCCGGCTCGCACGAAGTCCTCGGCCACGCCCTGGCAGGCGGCCAGGGGCTGGAGGGCCATCAGCGCCTCCTTGCGGCCGTCGGGCCAGAGCAGCCCGGCCGTCCACACGTCCCCCTCGGCACGCTGGGCGAGGATGACGGTCGGCTCCCCCGGGCCCATCGGGCGGGCATACCGGCGGAGGCCCGGCTCGGGGCTGTCCACGGGCGCCCAGGCGATCCG